GCGGCTCTCCCGATAAGACCTGCCGGCCCATCACGTCGGCCTGTTTTCTTCTCTCGAGGTAACTCTACAGTGGCACAGGCATGCGTATACCCTAAGGCAGGCTGCGCGAGCGGGCGTGCCTGAGCGTTTAGCGTTGCATCAGCGAGCGCTGCCCCGCGCAGCTTTTCGTGGGGTATAAGTACCTCGGTGGTGGCGCTGGGAGAAGCAATAATGCCTGCTGCTGCGCAGCAGAGATTGTTTGTTTCTAGCGTGTCGACACTCTCGGGAGTGCGGAGCAAAGCGGGCAGGGCGCTTGTGTTGTCCTGGTGGTTCTTCATGTCGCTTTCCTCCGGTGTTCGATAGCGAGTTGGTCCATCAGGCGTTGGTGGTAGGCGTTGCGTGCTTCTGCGGCTGGCCATGGACGAATGGTTTCAACCATGGGCTCGATGCCGGCCAAACAATCCCAGATAGCCGGATCGGTTGGCATGAGGTCGCGGCGCTCTGTGGCCAGCGCAATCAGGTCAGCCTGGTGTATACAAGCGGATAGATCGAAGGCCAGGTCGAAGCGCTCACAGATGCGCCCCCAAACGACGTCCTCAAATCCTCGGTAGTCGGGCATCCACTGTTTGAGTGGCCGGGTCATATCGCCTAGATACGCCTCGGTCGCATCGTGGAGCAGGGCCGCCAACTTGTGTTCTTCCGGCACCAACTCGGCGACGATACAGCTGTGTTGTGCCACGCTGTAAAACTCGCGAGTGTGGCCGTTGAACCGACACAGTTGGGCCAACGAGTGCGATATGTCCCGTGGGTCGATCATGTCGACGTCTGGCTCGTACAGGTTGAAGTGCTTGCCGGTGAAGGTGAGGATGAAGTTCATGCTGCATCCTCCAGAGTGAATGGATCCAGCAGGGCAGCCATGCCCAGAGCCTTGTTACGTAAGGCAAGTGCTTGCGTTGCCTGGCTCTCGGATCTCACTGCTCGGAAGGTGTCAGCCGCAAGCTTCAGCTTTTCGGCGATGGCTAACAGGGTGACTCGATTTTGTGGTCGAAGATCCAAGATAAGTTGCAGGCGCCGGCATCGTTCGGTGACTTGCTCAAGTTCGGTAGACACTGCTGACTCGCCCTGGTCCATCCCTTCCATAAAGCCCTGAGCGTAGCCATCGTCATAGCCTTCAGCTCGAGCATCTATTAAGCCGCCGTTGTAGCCGATCCAGTAGAGAATCCCAAGCGCGATAACGATGCCGGTCAATGCGTATATTTGAATTGCAGTCATGTGGTGTGCTCCAGGTGTTATTGGCTGGTGGTGGCAGCCGTTGGGGTAACGGGTATCACTCGGTTGATTCGGGTACTAGACGCGACATGTCTTCATCTGCTCGGTAAGCGCGGATGTCGATCAGGGCGGCTACGTGCTTGATGTGGGCGTACCTCAATGCTTTGGCGCTGTGGTCCAAAGTGGTCACTGGCAGTTGGATACGACCGGCGTTGATCGCCTCGATGAAAGTCTTTTCATTAAGGTTCTTGAAGTAGTGCACGCGCAGCTTTTCCAGGGGGATGAGCACATCGCCGAAGAGTAGATGCAGCATTTCGACGGTTGCGCTATCCGGCGCGGGTTGCAGCCGTAGCGGTGTTTGACTGTTATTGCTCATGGGCGGCGGCCTCCTTGCGTTTGAGACGTGAAGGGTGGTTCCAGGCATTTAGGCAGTGGCGTTTGGTTAGCTCCCGCAGATGCTCCGGCACTTCGAGGAGCGCAGCGTTGCGCTCCTCCCGTGTGCGCATGGCGACGATCTGGCGGGCATACTCCCTAGGCCGCGTCACGGCTGTCTGCCGGGATAGCTGGCAGTTCTAGGCCCAGCTGACTCGCTAACCAGGGCATGCCGGCTTGCCGTACCTTCGTCGACTGGCTGTATTGCATCCCGGCCGTCTCGTGGTACCAGTTGCCGTTCTTGATCCGCAGGTACTCCTGGTCACGTTCGGGGAAAGCCGGGAGGTTGCGGTCGTTGAGCAAACCCTTTTCACGCATGAGTGTTATTAGCTTGGGGCGGGTGAGGCCGAAGTACTTGGCGGCTTTTTCCAGGCTACGTTCCATCGCAGCCTCCTAGGCTGCATGCGCGGCGGGAGTCGCCACGGCTGCTAGGTGAGTGATGGACTCGGCCACCATGGAGTAGATTTCTACGTCACTGCCATACACCGTGAAGCACTTGGTGCGTGGCTTCCTGACACCGATGCTCATGATGGTGGTGATACCGGTGCGGGTTTTGTTGCGATGGATTGTCAGGTTAATGGGTTGCTCAAAACCCATATCGAGGCTGAGCGCGCCGCCGGTTTGCACCAGCTCGAACACACGCTGCTTGTGTTCAACCTCGAACACGCCGTAGCGGCGGTCTGCGTGCGGCAAAGACGACGGATCGGTTGGGCTGGTCGGTCCGTTGACGATCTCTTCAATGAAGTCCGCAAGCTTAAGGTGCATCTTCTTGCTGTTAGTCAGAGTCAGCGTGTGGCGTTCGCTGCCCAGTTCAACAGTGAAGTGTGTATCGACTTTGCGGCGCTCGACTTTCAGGCGGAAAGCCAAGGCCTCGCGTTGAACTTCGGCTCGCAGGAGATGTTTGAAGGTCTCGGTCAGGCTAACCTGGGCCTTCAGCAGTGTGAGGGTGCGGTTGTCGAGCTTGTACTTGCTCATGCCGCCCGCCCTCCGCCGTTTGGATCGAATGGGGTGGGTGAGAAGCTCTGTGGCAGTTTGGGTTTCGACGCTATGAAGGCGCAGCCGCAATCTTGCGCCAGCCGGCGGATTTCGAAGATGCGGGAGGGGTTAGCAGCGGCCGGGTGGACGTGCAGGGTAGCTGTGGTGTGCATGGTGTTGCCTCGCTCTGTGGTGGAAGAGTGAGGCGATGATAACCCGAAAGGTTAATATTGCAATCTAAAATAACCTTCTAGGTTGTTTAGTCTCTCCACACCCATGACGAAGGTGTGAGTGCGCTTGAGAGGTGTCCAGCAGTGGTTACATAGACCTTGCAGTCTAATAACAGACTGAGCCCCGCATTGATCAACACGGATTTGATATCTTGCTCGCCTGCTGCGGTCGTGGGCTGGTTCAGTACCACTACGAGATGGAGCTGAACTTTTCGATTTGATACGTTTGTGATCGTTTGTGATGCTAAGTAAGCATTTTCCAGCGTTGCTTTAAATCGTGACGGTGAAAATCTGTTGTCTGGAAAGTACTTTACTTCTGCTATGTGGATTGTTTCACCTTGATCGGCAACAGCATCAAAGATAATTGGCTTTTTGCGTCCTGGAATTTCGAATTTGACTTTCGAGGAGAAATTTATCTTGGTGGCCTTTTTTAACTTTTCCACTGATCTTTTTTCAATGTATTCAAGTTTTGCTATCTGTTCAATGTTGCTTTTTATTGCAAGCCCTTCCAGGTCGAACATTTGTTCTGTCTGTTTATCAGATAGCTCAACATCGTTTGATTTCTCATCGGAAGGACTACTATTCATTGATTCAGGTTTCGAGGTCTCTCTTGCAGGGGGCTCAGAGTTGGCTGGTGGAGTGGGTTCAACAACCTCTGCGTAAGCCGGTTCCTTTGTTTCCTCCACCTCCGCAACAAGCTTTTCGTCACGTTCAGTCGTCGTAACAATCCCAAATAAATTTAGAAAGTGATCTTGGTTTGAGTAGTCTGATGGAGCATATAGTGTTTTATGGTTGAAGTTTAAAGTCAAAAAAAAGATTCCCACGAGGAATGCAGGAAATAGCATCAAGAACCAAATATAGATGGCTTGATTTTCAGGGGCGATAAAAGGTAAAACTATAGTGCCACTTATTTCCGCAATGGCCGCAAACTGGGATATAACTGTCAGAGGATTTTTTATGTGGCCAACATTGCTCTTCATATCTATCCTTGATGGTTTAAACTTCATAGGTCAGAGATTTTCCAGCGGGCTCTACCACAAATACTCCAATCTTCGGTCATCTTGATTATGCGTTCGGGCCAGTCAGGGTTAATAGCGTAAAGATACTGCTCATCCCCCTCTTGTTTTAGCTGCTTAAGCGTCGCGGCTTGGTCTCTTGTTCTTTTCGCTGCAACGAAGTGTCCTGGCATTGCTTCAAGGGACGGGTCGATCACTATTTTATCCCCCTCCACAAACTTGGGCTCCATGCTGATGCCCTCAACGCGAAGGATGAAAGCCCTAGGACCGACTGGGCCAGGAGCATCAATCCACTCCTCGGCATCCCTAGGATCAAAATTTCCATTTGTCTCGCACCAAGCGCCCGCTGCGATCGACCCTATCACTGGAAGCTTTCGACCCGTGTGGCTTAAAACTGTGGCGTTATTAAATTCACCAATTCCATAGGGCATATCGAGATAACCGTTGTGCAGATCAAGAGCTTTTTCTATCTGGCGAGCAATCTGATCTCCAATCCCTTTAGTAGGATTTTTGCCGCCGAAAGCGCTCACTTGTGCGGGTGCCTTGCCCAGTCGCTCAGCCATGTCGGTCAAACGGAGGCCCCTTTCAGCTAGGACTCTGCGGAAGTTTTGTAGTCGGGTATCTGAAATTTTCATGAGCGGATTGTGTCCCGATTAACCCTGGAGGTGAATGTCCTATTTGGTATTGCAAAAAATAACCTACATGGTTAAATTGGTGCTCTAGGAGGTACACCATATGAAATTGCGCGACTACATCCACGGGCTGGACCCTTTAGCTCTTGCCTCATACGCAATGCGTTGCGGTATTGCCGTTAGCTATCTTCGGCTGCATGTCAAATACGCGAGCAAAGATCCTAGTGTTTCCTTAATCAAAGCTTTGGCGAGAGAAAGTGAGGCACATGTTTCGCTTAGTGAGGTTTTGGAGCATTTCGGTGTTACCGAGGAACCACTCTCAAACAAGGCAGCATAGAAAAAAGGCGACCCAAGGGCCGCCCAGTTCCTCCCGGCACACACCACCACAGTGCTGTCGGGTCGCGATGAAGGTAGGAGGGCACACCACATGCAAACCTCCTCTCTTTATCGCGTTACCAAGGCACGGATGCCTTGGGTTGCTGCCTTTTCCACCACAGATTAGGCAGCTGTTGCGCCAGAGGTGAGCAACGGATTGTTCGCCTCGGCACGGTGCCGGTTTCGATCCCTAGATCTAGCCGGCGTTTGGGCCCTTTCAAGCCACGCGGCAAATGTATCACCACTGCATGTCGCGGGGCACTGGCAACTTTGTAGGATTAATGCCATGAGCCGAGTAGCTTTAAACTGTGTAGATCGAGCGCAAAGGGAAGTTTTGACGCTCGAATTAGCCCTGTACCACGCGGCACGGGACTATCCCGGTGGTGCTGCAGCAATCGCTGCCACCACCGGTAGAAATGCCACCACGCTGCAACACAAGTTGTCTCCCACCCATCCCTCCCACACTGTCAACGTCCAAGAGTTCGGCGAGATCCTCGAGCTGACCAAAGACCGTCGCATTCTCGATGCGGTACACGGCCTTGTCGGCGACACGATCTGGCAGGAGCTGGCCGAGGCGTACACCAATGACATGCCTGAAACCCTCACCACGGGTATTGCGCAGTTCTTTCGGCAGGTCGCGGATTTGTCCGAGACCTGGGCCAAGCATATTGGCGACGGCAAGGTCGACGACGGCGAGCTGGCTGAGATTCGCCAGTTGGTGTTTCGCGGCATCCAAGGACTGCTGGGCATGTACAACCGCGCCCGCTACGTGAACCAGACGACGCGTGGGGTGGAACGTGGCTGATATCGCAGACTTCGCCAACGACCTGGTGCAAGAGCGCCTGGATCAAGCCCTCGCGGCACGCAGCGCCCTGAAGCCCGCCAGTGCGGCGCATTCGTTCATGTTCTGTGAGGGGTGCGAGACGCCGATTCCACTGGCGCGCCGAGTTGCTATTCCTGGCTGCACTCAGTGTGTGAGCTGCCAAACCATCGACGAAGCCAGGAAGGCCCGCCATGCTCGATGAGGTACTGAATCAATTTGCGGATTACGGCCTGGAACCAAAGCTCCCCCTGGTGTTCGGCAAAATCACTCGCTGTAAGGCCGGCCCGGACAAGGGCAAGGAAAAGAACGGCTGGTACATCATCCACGAACACCTCACCGAGAAGAATGAAACGCTGATCTTCGGCGCATTTGGTGATTGGCGTTCCGGTGAGACGCAGAAGATCAAGGTCAAGGCCGGACGTATGAGCCCCGAGGAGCGCGAGGTCATGCGCGCCCGTCAAGAGGAAGCCAAGCGCAAGGTGGTGGAGATCGCGGCCAACGCTGCACGTCGAGCGGCCAACCGTGCCTCCGGCCTATTCAAGCGCATGCCCGAAAGGGGCAAGAGCGCTTACCTGGATCGAAAGCAGATCGTAGGCTTCAAAGTCCGCTATGCGCCACGTACCGGCGCATTTTTAGTCCCTATGTGCAACGTGCGCGACCAGATCGTCGGCCTGCAGGTGATCTATCCGGCAGTTCAAGAGGACACGGGGCGCGACAAAGCCTATTGGCCTTACGGCATGTCGAAAGAGGGCGCCTTCCACTTGATTGGCCCGCACCCGGAGCCGGGCGAGCCGGTGCTGGTATGTGAGGGCTACGCCACCGGCGCCAGCCTGCACATGGCGACGTCGCTTACGGTCGCCATTGCCTTCGACGCGGGTAACCTGCTGCCGGTCTCCAAGGCCATGCGCGAGCGTTTCCCCGGATGCCCGTTGATTATCTGCCGTGACGACGACTGGAAGACCAAGCGCCCCAATGGTGACGCCTGGAACCCAGGCGAGGAGAAGGCGAACAACGCCGCGCTGATCGTCGGTGGCCAGGTGGTTGCCCCAGTGTTCTCTGCCGAGCGCGAGACTAAGTGGACCGATTTTAACGACCTGCACGTCGCCGAAGGATTGGAGGCTGTTCGCCGCCAGGTGTTGGCGGTGGTCAAGCCTCCTGCAGCTGGTGGTTGGAAAGATCAGCTCGCCCGCACCGAAAATGGCTCCCTGATCGCGCACATGCAAAACGTCGAGCTGATCCTCGGCAATGACGAGCGATGGGCTGGTGTGATCGGTTACAGCGTGTTCAGCTCCAAGATCGTCAAGCTGCGGTCTGCGCCTTTCGGTGGCGGCGCCGGTGATTGGGCCGACATCGACGACATGCGCGTGATGAAGTGGCTCGCGCAGCAGTACAACCTGAGGGTCAAGGCGTCCCATGTGATCGAGGCGGTCAGCGTGGTTGCTCACGACCATTCCTTTCACCCGGTGCGCGAGTACCTGGAGAAGCTGGAGTGGGATCGCGTGCCTCGCCTGGAGACCTGGCTGACCGACGTGCTGGGCGTTAATGCCACCGAGTACTCGGCCAAGGTCGGCAAACGTTGGCTGATCTCTGCGGTTGCGCGTGTGATGCGCCCAGGCTGCAAGGCTGACTCGGTGATGATTCTCGAAGGCGGGCAGGGCGCCGGTAAGTCCACGGCCATGGGCATTCTCGGCGGCGAGTGGTTTATGGACACGCCTTTTGCTCTTGGTGACAAGGACAGCTTTCAGGCGATTCGCGGCAAGTGGATCGTCGAGCTGGGGGAGTTGGACAGCTTCAACAAGGCAGAAAGCACCAAGGCCAAGCAGTTCTTCTCCGCATCTACTGACACCTATCGCGAGAGCTACGGCCGCAGAACGAACGACGTGCCACGCCAGTGTGTGTTCGTGGGTACCACCAACCAGGAGGAATACCTCAAGGATGCCACGGGCAACCGTCGTTACTGGCCGGTGTTCTGCAACAAGGTAGATCTGGAGCAGCTGCGCGAGATCCGTGACCAATTATGGGCCGAGGCGTTGTTCTGCTTCGAGGCTGGTGACATTTGGTGGGTGACCAAGGACGAATCCTGGATGTTCGCCGAGGCCCAGGACGAACGCTTTGTGGTGGATGAATGGGAAGGGCCAATCCTGACCTGGTTGGAGGAGTCGCAGATCGGCGAAACCGCCACCGGCAACGAGATCCTGACCCAGGCGCTCAAGCTGGACTTCGGTCACTGGGGCAAACCTGAGCAAATGCGTGTCGGGGCGATCATGCACCGATTGGGTTGGCGCAAGAAGCGTATGCCGGCGCTGCCGAAAAGTGGGGTACGGCCGTGGGCGTATGAGAAGCCTTCGGGTTGGGGACGGGCGTCTGCGTTGCAGCAGTCGGTTAAAGAGGAACCTTGCTTTGATTAAAGAGATCGATGCACGGCTCCGTATGTGGGCAGAAGAACTGCACAGCGACTTCACCAAGGGCGGGCTTGCTGGCGGCAACATGGTTGCCATGATGATGGAAAGCAATGGTCAGTTGATTCGCGGTCGGCGTGCGTTCCGTGCGCCGCTGGAGGGTTCGCTTGATATAGAGCTGATCGTGAATAAGCACCTGGAGCAGCCCCTGGCGACTGTCGTCCGTGAGCACTACTGCAACCATGACACCAACATGCGCTTGAAGTATGCCCATTGCGGCTGTGGTCGCGACACCTACTACCAGCGCCTGCATGAAGCCCACCTGCACATCTACTACGTGCTGATGGGGAAGGCTGCATGACCCTCGGCGTCACTCCGCGTACTTCTGTCCTACTGTCCCGCCTTGTCCGACTGCCATATAGCGCAGTTGGACAGCCGCAGGCCGCGCTGTTGTTGGCTTGTCCTACCGTCCAACCTTCACCCGCCCCACGCACACATGAGCATAGCGGGCACGTAGTCGCGCCCATGGCGCGCACGCGTGCTTTTAGCTTTCTTTCTATACACAAGAGAAAAGTAAAAAAGGTAGGACAGTAGGGCACAGCCTCGAACTCAGGCGCTTGTAGCTGTCCTACTTCGATTCAGAATAGTGGGACAGGTAAGACAGGGGAGCAGAAGCGATAGCCGATTGAATGCGTTGTCCCTGCGTTACACCTGCGTCATACCTGCATTGCACCCGTATTGCGCCATGGCATTAAATCCTCCTTGCTGCCACCGGAATCCACCTGTAAAAAGTACCCATCTTCGATAGGTGCGACCGCAAGCAGCGGGACACACCACCACACTGAACCCGGCCATTGCGCCGGGTTTTTGCGTTTATGGGGTAGGGCGATGACGAACGAGCAGCAAGCGCTTATTGATATGCCGATCTGGATGGTGATCGTGCTGTCCCTGGTCGGCGGGATTTCCGGCGAGGCATGGCGAGCAGACAAAGCAGGGGTAAGCGGCTGGTCCTTGATTCGCCGTTTGCTCCTTCGGTCCGGTGCCTGCGTGGTCTGCGGGCTTTCCACCATGATGTTGCTGCACGCGTCAGGCATGTCTGTCTTGGCGGCGGGGAGTATCGGCTGCCTCACCGCGATGGCCGGTGCTGATGTTGCCATTGGCCTGTACGAACGCTGGGCCGCCAAGCGGTTAGGCGTATGCGATGTGCCACCCTCGGGTGGTGGTCAAGCCTGATGTGCTGGAGGCCACGTATTACGTGGCCTGTAGTGCCATGCTTCAAAATGGTGCGCTGAAAGGTCGCCGGGGACCCTGGCGGCATCCGAGGGACACGGGGCATGAAACCCGCGGGAAAGCGTTAGCGGGTGGGCTGCCAGCTTACTGAAATTCAATCCATTGAAATTGAAAGGTTTCCATTGAAAAGCCGTTGAAAAGGAGGGCTTATGACGGATTCACTCTTTCTGTCTAAAAGCGCATTCGCGGCTCGCATCGGCAGGACGCCGAGCTACATCACTTGGCTCAAAGGCAACAACCGCCTGGTGCTGTCGCCTGACGGCAAGATGGTGGACGTGCTGGCAACCGAAGCGCTAATCCTCGACACTGCCGACCCCAGCAAGGCCGCCGTCGCTGCTCGACACCAGCAGGACCGGATCCAGCGGGACGTTTACAGCCAACTGTCCCCCCAGGTCGAGCCGACTAACACGGCTGCGCCGCAGCTGCCTATTGCTGTCGGCGCCAAGGGCCACGACTTCCAGAAGGCTCGCGCAATGCGCGAACACAACCTGGCGCAGCTGGCCGAGATCGAGCTGCACAAGGCGCAGGGCTCCCTGGTCGCCAGGGATGCCGTCGAGCTGGGCGCCTACAACGCCGGGCGCCATCTGCGTGACCAACTGTTCGGTCTGTTGCCCCAGCTGTCCCACAAGTTGGCAGTGATGACCGACCCTTGGGATATCGAGAAACACCTGACGGCGACACTCCGTAAATCACTGGAAGAGGCTGAGCGCATGTCCTCCTCCGACCTTGAACGAGCAATGACGACGAGCTGACTTATGACCACGGAATTTCCTGACGGTGACCGTGCGTACCGTGAGGCGTATTTCCGTGGGCTGCGCCCTGATCCAGATCTCTGGATCGACGAGTGGGCCGATGAATACATGCGTATCCCGCGCGACACGGGCGCGCCTGAGCCCGGCCAGTATCGGACCGAACGTACGCCCTACGCTCGCGAGCCCATGCGCTGCCTGTCGCCGGCACACCCGTGCCGGCGGGTGGTCACCATGGTAGCTTCGCAGCTGATGAAAACGCAGATCGCCCTGAACTGGATGGGCGGCCTGATTCACATGGCACCGTCCAATATCCTGGCGCTGTTGCCCAGTTTGAGCCTGTCAAAGCGGGTCTCCGGGCGGATCAGCAAGACCATCAAGGCCACGCCGGAGTTGGCTAAGCGCGTAGCGGCCAGCCGCTCGCGGGATGCGCGCAATACCATGGACACCAAGGAATTCGAGGGCGGCGCCTTGTACGTCACCACGGCGGGCTCTGCTGCCAACTTGTCCGAACTGTCGGCGCGCTACATCTACGGCGACGAGGTCGACCGTTGGGAAAACGATGTCGGCCAGGAAGGTGACCCCATCGTTCTGGCGGAAACGCGGGCGACCAACTTCGGCCGCAACGCCAAGATCTACTTCTCCAGCTCGCCGACGATCAAGGGCGCCTCGCGGATCTCGGACCTGTTCGAGTCCAGCGACCAGCGTTACTACTACGTGCCATGTCCCACCTGCGGGCATATGCAGGTGCTGGAGTGGGAGCGGCTGCTCTACAGCAAGGACTACAGCACGGTTCACTACCAGTGTGCCGCGTCTGAATGTGACGTCCTGATCGAGGAGCATCACAAAACCGACATGCTCGCCCGTGGCGAGTGGCGTGCCCATGGCAGCGGCGACGGCAAGACCGTTGGCTTCCACCTCAACGCGCTGTACTCGCCGATTGGTTGGAAGGACTGGGCCTCGCTTGCCGAGGAGTTCGAAGACGCCAAGAAGGCCCAGGCCAAGGGCGATATGGGCCTGATGCAGGTGTTCTACAACACACGTCTCGCCAAGGTTTGGGACAGCGCGCAAGAGCAGACAAAGGCCGAAGTGCTGATCGCTCGGGCACGGCTGGAGACTTACACCCTCGGCAGCATGCCGGTGGGCGTGCTGATGCTGACCGGCGCCGTCGACGTCCAGGCCAATCGCCTGGAGTTGATGGTGATGGGCTTCGGCGTAGGCATGGAACGTTGGGTGGTCGACCACCAGGTGATCTGGGGTGACCCAGCTGATGAACGCACCTGGGCGGTGTTGGACGAAAAACTCAAGGTTCGGTACCGGCATCCTTGCGGTGTCGGTTTGGCGATTCTGGCGACGGGCGTCGACTCCGGCGGTCACCACACCGACGAGGTGTACCAGTTCTGCCGTGTGCGGCGCTGGCGCAACATCTTTGCCATCAAGGGCGCGAGCAAGCCTGGCAAGCCGGTGATTGCTCAGCGGCCGTCCATGGTCGACGTGACCTGGAAGGGCCAGACCGAACGCGGCGGCGCCGAGCTGTGGTTCGTCGGTACCGACACCGCGAAGGATTGGATCTACAACCGCTACGCCTTCGAGCACGGCCCAGGCTCGCTGCACTTTGCCAACGACCTGCCGGACGACTTCTTCGCTCAGTGCGTGGCCGAGCGCAAGGTCGCCCGATACGTCAAAGGCTACAAGCGTATCGAGTGGGTCAAGGGCAAGGCCGAGCGCAACGAAGCGCTCGACCTAATGGTGTATTGCCTGGCAATGGCGCATTACCTGGGCATCAACCGCTACCAGGAACACGACTGGGAGCGGGTACGTCAGGCGCTGGCGCAGTCCGGTTTGTTCGACGATGTATTGGGCGTCAAGCCCGTACAAGGCGAGCGTGTCGACGAAGACGAAACACCGGCACCGGTTGCAGCGCGTCAATCGCTACCAGCACCGCCACCTGCTGCCCCGGCCGCCCAGCAGCGACCCGCTGCACCCCCACAACGCCGCAGCTCCACCAGCGGCTACCTGAAGAGACGCTGATATGTCGTTTACCCCGAAGCACCTCGACGCCATCGAGCGCGCCATTGCACGCGGTGAAAAGACCGTGCGCTACAGCGACCGTACGGTGGAATACCGCTCCATCGACGAACTGCTCAAGGCCCGCGACGAGATTCGCACGTCGCTGAGCCAGGCCGCCGGGCCGCGATCTCGCGTAGTTCGGCTTTACCACGGAGGCAAGGGAATCTAATGGCTCGACATTTTCCGACGCTGACCCGTAATGGATTCTTGCTGCCGTCGAACATCAAGGCCAGTTACGAAGGCGCCGGTGAAGGACGACGTTCGGCCAGTTGGGAAGCCACCGATAACGGCATCAACAGCATCAACACCCCGGCCCTGCGCAATCTGCGCGCCCGTTCGCGAGCGGCGGTACGCAATGATCCCTATGCGTTCAACGTCATCGACAAGCGCGTCAGCAATCTGATCGGCACCGGTATCACGCCCAGGCCGACCACGGAAGACGCAGATCTGCGCAAACTTCAGCAGCAGCTGTGGGATGACTGGGTGGACGAGGCGGATGCCGATGAGCTGACCGATTTTTACGGCATGCAAGCCTTGGTGGCGCGCACCGTGGAAACGGCCGGCGAGTGCTTTGTGCGCTTGCGACCGCGCAGCCCCAGTGAAGGTTTGGCGGTGCCGCTGCAACTGCAGGCGCTGGCCCCTGAATTTGTCCCGCACGATAAGTTCGAGACGGCCAAAAACGGCAACGTGATCCGCGCCGGGATCGAGTTCAACCCGGCCGGTAAGCGTGTGGCGTACTGGATGTATCTTTCCCATCCGCGCGACTCTTCGTCGCTGAACGCAGGTTACAACCAGTTGGTACGTGTGCCGGCTACGCAGGTGTTGCACATCTTCGAACCGATGGAACCGGGGCAATTGCGCGGTGTGCCACGTCTGGCCCCGGTGTTGAAGCGGCTGCGCAGCCTCGACAATTACGACGACGCAGTGCTGTTTCGGCAGGAGGTGGCGAATCTGTTCGCCGGCTTCATCAAGCGGCCGGCCCCGGACAGTGGGCAGCAGCCACGCGACCCTGTCACGGGGCAATTACTGACCACCGACCGCGACGGCTTCACGCCAATGGTCGCCCTGGAGCCCGGCACCATGCAGGAGCTGGGGCCAGGTGAAGAAGTGGAGTTCTCCAAGCCACCGGACGCCGGCAATAACTACCCGGACTTCATGCGGCAGCAGCTGATGGCTGCGGCGGCGGGGTCGGGCACGCCTTACGAGATCCTCACCGGTGACATGCGCGAGGTCAACGACCGGGCGCTGCGGGTGGTGCTCAACGAGTTCCGGCGCCGCCTGGAGCAGCTGCAATTCGGCGTGTATGTGCATCAACTGTGTCGTCCAGTGCGTGCTGCCTGGATGGATATGGCGGTGCTGTCCGGCGCGCTGGTGCAGGAGGACTACGCGCAACGTCGGCGGGAATATCTGCGTACGCGTTGGGTGCCGCAAGGCTGGGCCTATATCCAGCCGGTGCAGGACGTGCAGGCGCGGCGGATGGAAGTGCAGGCGGGCTTTGGTTCGCGCAGCGAGATGTGCCTGCGCAACGGCTACGACGCGGAAACCATTGACGCGGAAAACGCTGCCGACCTCGCCCGGTCCACGGAACTCGGCCTCAACTACACCACGCTTGATGCCATCGAGCCGAATGACGACAAGGAACAAACATGAGTAAAAAAGCCAAGCCCCGCGTCTTTGACAAGGCGGGCAAGCAGGTCAAGGTCGCCGACAAAAGCTGGTACACCCTCCAGGCCAGCGGCGAAGCCGAGCAACGCAGCATCGAAATCTTCGTGTACGGCGAGATCGGCGCCTGGGGAGTCACCGCCAATCAGTTCGTGCAGGATCTGCGGGCCATGGATGACGGCGCGTCACCGGTGATTGTTGCCTTTAACAGCATCGGCGGGGACTTGTTCGACGGCCTGGCGATTCACAACGCGCTGTCGCGATTGGGTGATCGCTGCACCGGTCGCATTGACGCCCTGGCGGCGAGTGCAGCCAGTGTTGCGGTGTGTGGCGCTCACCGAGTGGTGATCGCGGCCAATGCCATGTTGATGATCCACAACCCCTACACCTTTACCGGTGGTGATGCCGAAGACTTCCGCCGTGTCGCGGATGTGCTGGACCAGACCCTGGAAGCGATCATCGCGGCCTACAAGGCCAAGGCGCCGGACATCGACGAAGCCGAGCTGCGGCGCATGGTCAATGCTGAAACCTGGCTCACGGCCAACGAAGCGGTGGCACTGGGCCTGGCCGATGAAGTGGGCGACGGTTTGAAGGTCAGCGCCTGTCTCGGTCAGGGCAGTGTGCTGCAGCGTTTCCAGCATGCCCCGGCCGAACTGCTCGCTCAGCTGGACGAAGAGCCGGAAGTCGACCTGCCGGAACCAGATCCAACGCCCGTACTGGATGCGGCCAGGTTGGCGCTGATGGTCACACAGGGGTGTGCAGCGGCGGGCATCAGCAACCTGGTGGACCCGATTCTCTCTGCGACGAAGCTGGAAAGCGAAGCCGTGGTCCAGGCAGCGCTGACCAAGGCCAAGGCGCTGCACGGCCTCTGTGTCGCGGCACGCTTGCCCGAACTGGCCGGCGAATTCATCACGGCCGGCCTGGACGAAGCCGCCGTCAGGGCGCGGTTGTTCGACAAACTGGTGAGCAGCGGCGGCGGTTTTGAAATCAACAACAGCCTGCCGCTGGACGATGACCCAGCCGCAACGATCAAGGCCAAACAGGTCGACACCCACTCAATCTGGGCCAGCCGTCAGGCGGCACAGAACGGAACCTCGAAAGGAGCAAGAGCATGAAAATCGAATCGATGCACGCGGGCGAGTTCCTGCTGTCCGAAGGCGCTGGCAACATTTCCCGCGAAGCGATCAACGTCGCCGCTGGTGCCGCCTTGGAGCCTGGTCAGATTCTTGGCCTGGTCACACTCACCGGCGAGTTCGCCCCGTATAACCCGACCGCCGAAGACGGCACCGAAAACGCCATCGCGGTCCTCTACGGGCCGCTGGGCGAGTCGGATGTACCACGTCGCGGTCGCGCGGTCGTGCGGCTGGCAGAGGTCAGCGAAGCGCATTTGACCGGCCTCGATCCCGCCGCTGAAAAGGCCCTGGCTATCCATTTCGTGATCGTCCGCTAAGACGTTCACCCTCTTTTATCCATCCCGCCGCGTGCGGGATTTTTCGTTTCTGGAGAGTACCCCATGGCCGATATCGCCATTTTTGAAGACGATGCATTCAGCGTCTCCTCGCTGACCGCTGCAATCAATGATCAGGAATACCTGCCGGGCCGCATCAGTAGCTTGGGCCTGTTCCGCGAAGAGGGCATCAGCACGTTGACTGTGCAGATCGAGAAGGACGGCGACACTCTGGCCCTGGTGCCAGCCGGTGAACGTGGCACCTCGGGCCTGGTGGTCGGCGGGACCAAGCGTCAGATGATTCCCTTCAACACTGTGCACCTGCCCGAGCGCTTCACCATCAAGGCTGATGAGATCCAGGGTATCCGAGCTTTTGGCACGCGCACCGAGCTGCAGTCCGTGCAGGATGTCGTCAACAAGCGCTTGGCGAAGGCGCGCCGCCAGTTGGATGCCACCCACGAATTCCAACGCATGGGCGCGTTGAATGGACAGGTGCTGGACGCCGATGGCAAGACAGTCCTGCTGGATATCTACAAGACGTTCGGCGTGGTTCGCAAGAAACTGACTATGGGCTTGGGCAACCCGGACACCGAGCTGCGTGTCCGTTCCGGTGAAGCGCTCGATATGCAAGAGGAAGCCCTGGGCAGCATCACCAGCACCGGCTCCCGAGCCTTCTGCGGCAAGAACTTCTGGAACAAGCTGATCGTCCACAAGTCGGTGAAAGAGACCTACCTCAACACCATGCAGGCCGCGTCCCTGCGTGGCGATGCCCGTGAAAGCTTCGAGTTCGGCGGGATCGTCTGGGAGCGCTATCGCGGCAGGGTGGCGGGTGTTTCGTTCGTCCACGACGACAAGGCCCTGCTGATCCCTGAGGGCGTCCCGGATCTGTACATCTCGTCTTTCGCACCGGCCGACTATATGGAAACGGTCAACACTCAGGGCATCCCGTACTACAGCAAGATCGAGCCGCTGCCGTTCAACAAAGGCGTGGCCGGTGAAGCCCAGTCCAACCCGTTGCACCTGTGCACGCGACCGCTGGCGCAGATCCTGCTGGAACTCTAACCGTGAGCTTTCGCGATCTGATCGACGACATCGACGCGGTGGTGTTCGAAACACTGGGCGATACCGCACGGATCGAGGGTCGTGACGAACCAGTGCTCGGCATGTTCGCGGCGCCCTGGTTGCAGCCTAAGCTCGGCAAGCTGAACACTGGCTTGCGCGAGCCTCGGTTTGAAATTCGCGTCAGCGATTCGGAAGGCTTGAAACGCGGGCTATTGGTCAGCATCGACTTGCCTGCTTTGGATGGCGGCGGCGATTACGACCTGCTGCAGCTGGAGCCGAGTGGCGACGGTCTGGTCGCCTTGATCCTGAGGTTACGCCCATGAGCATCGGTAGCTACTACAAGCCCTCGGCTGGCGGCGGCATGATCTCCATCCAGTCGTCAGCCGCAGACCTGCAGGCGTTTCAGGACTTTGCCAAGCTGGTGCCCAAGGCAGCAGCGACTGCCCATCGTCGAGCCATCAACAAGACACTGGGGTGGTTGCGCACGCACATCGCCCGTGCGGTTAGTCGTCAAGAGCGCATAGCTGTCGCGGCCGTGCGTCAACGGTTGCGCAGTTACCCGGTGTCTGGCGGGGCTGCGAGCGGCAAGCTGTGGTTCGGTTTGAACGCTATCGAGTCCAGCCGGATCGGCCGCGCACGGCAGACAGGCAGCGGTGTGTCGGTGGCGGGGCGGCGGTATCAGGGCGCGTTTCTCAAGAAGGTTTACGGAAACCAGCCGGACATTTGGATCCGTACCGCGAGCAAGCACTTCAATGCTGACGATTACCCTGACAGCACGGTGTCGCCAGGGCGCGGGTCGAGTTCGGGATGGGTGGCGGAAAACGGCAGTCGCTTTCCGCTGGCAAAGGCGAAGGTCTCCCTGGAGCAAGCCCGTCCCCACTTTGAAAGCTGGGTACAAAAGGCTGATGAACGCTTGCTGGAGATCCTGAAACAGGAACTCAACTTTGAGTTGCAGAAATACCTCAAGAGGATCGGGTAATGGCGGACGAACCTTTTACCCTCGACCAGCTTTACCGGGCGGTCGAGCAACACCTGTTGATCCATCTGCCAGGGGTTCAGACAGTGAGTGCCTGGCCGAACATCCAGGATCGCATTGCGTTACCTGCAGTGTTTCTGGAGCTGGCCGAGATCGAGCCCGGTACCGATATCGGCACCGGCGAAACCGCGTTGGTGTGTAAGTTCGAGGCGCGGATCATCGTTGACCCCATCGATCCCTTGCATCAGCAGCAGGCGGTGCAGTTGGTTACCCAACTCGCTGTTCTACTGCGGGCACAGACCTGGGGGCTGGAGGCCGAGCCAGCAGAGTTCGTTCAGGCGTTGCAGGATTGGACCCAGCCTGCTTTGGATGGCTACACGGTGTGGCTGGTGGAGTGGACGCAGCAAGTGTATGTCGGTCCCGAGGAATGGCCTTGGCCTGACCAGCCGCCGGGCATGCTGTTGTTTGGCTTCAACAACGATGTCAAAGAGGACTTTGTGCCGGCGGAGGAGATGTGAGCAGCTATGCCAGCGCCCAGCATGACCGCATGCTCGCCGGTGTGGTGAAGGATTGTTATGTGGTGGCACTTGACCTTACCGCTTCGCCGCCGGTGTGTCGGGTGTCCGATGGCGAATGGGTCAGCGCCTGGGTGCGCTGGCACAGTATTGCCGCCGGCAAGGCCAGGCACTGGCGGGCGCCATCCATGGGGGAGCAGGGGACTTTAGTCAGTGCCAGCGGTGACGTGGCGCAAGGGACCTTCATCCCGGGCTTGTATGGCAATGCCGGCCCACCACCGGATAACCGTGATCATGTAGAAGTCTGGCGCTTTGACGATGGTGGCTCGCTGATCTACGACTGGCAGGCCAAGAGCTACAGCATCACCGTGCCGAGCGGCACTGTGACGATCAAAGTCGCCAGTACAGAGGCGGTCATCACGGACAGCGCTGTGAATGTAACCACCGGCAACATCAATCTGAAAGCAGCGGTGCTGATCGACGGTGCATTGCACGTAACAAAGGGCATCACCAGTGCCGGCGCTATCATTGATGCCGGTGGCAACAGCAATCACCACACGCATTAATTTCAATCCCCAACAGCCCGCCCAGTGCGGGTTTTTTTATACCTGGAGTTTGCCTTATGACTAAGTCTCGAACTGATGGCGATTCGGCCGGGGCCGTAGAAGCGATTGCGGTTGTGGGGTTGAAGCCCACGCCGCTTGGTATTCCCGCGACTACTGACGCGGCGGAGTCCATCGGCTCCGTGCGTGTCTTTCGCGACAAGGTTTTCACCTCGCGAACCTTGATCCTGCCCAGCGGCGAGACGCTACCTGTTATTGCAGGACGCGTCACCGCATGTGGCGATGATCAATATGCGTTCTTGAAAGCGCATCCAGACCTGGAGCAATTGAAGGAGTAATCACAATGATCGGAATGGACCGCCACACCGGCCAGCCCATTTCCGGCATCGCGCACTTGCGCCAATCAGTTCCAGACATCTTGGGCACGCCGTTGGGCAGCCGCCGGCACCGGCCGGAATACGGAAGCAATCTGCGGCGGTTTGTGGATTTGCCCGTTAATGAGGGCTGGAAAAGCGCTGTTCAGGCGGAAGTCGCCCGCGCCCTGGGGCGTTGGGAGCCGCGTTTGAAACTGGATCAGGTACGCGTCGTTTCCGTTATCGGCGGGCAAATCAATCTGAAGATCGTCGGGCAGTACCTGGGCGACGCCGTCACGTTGGAGGTGGCCGTATGAGTATTGTGGATCTGTCGTCGTTGCCGGCGCCGACCGTGTTGGAGCCGCTGGACTTTGAAGAGGTGTACCAGGAAGGGCTCAGCGTTTTTCGCGGGTATATGGGCGGCAACTGGACCGCCGCGCTTGAAAGCGACCCAGTGGTTAAGGTGTTGGAGGTCGGGGCTTACATCAAGGTCGGCAACCGCGCCCGGGTCAATGACGCCGGCAAAGCGGTACTGCTGGCACACGCCATAGGTGGCGACCTCGATCATTTGGGGGCCAACGTCAATCTAAAGCGCCTGATCATTCAAACCTCGGATCTGCTGGCGGTGCCGCCGGTGCCGGAGGTCAAAGAGGATGATGACCCGTTTCGGGAGCGGATTCAGTTGGCATATGAGGGGCTGACCACGGCCGGCCCGCGTAACAGCTACATCCTGCACGCGCGAAACGCGTCCGGGCTGGTGGCGGATGCCACGGCCGAAAGCCCTGCGCCTTGTTACGTGACGGTAACGGTGTTGGGGCTGGACGGGGAGGGCGTGGCGCCGCCAGCACTGCTGGCTACAGTGGCCGCCGCGCTGAATGACGAAAACGTGCGGCCCGTGGGAGATCGAGTCACGGTGCAGAGCGCCCAGGTGATCCGCTACCAAATTAATGCGATTCTGCACATGGCTAGCGCTGGGCCCGAAGCTGACGCCAGTTTGGTCGAGGCGAAAAGCCGTTTGGCCGCCTGGATCAATCCCCGCAAGCGGCTTGGCGTCGAGGTGGCACGATCGGGCGTGGATGCGCAGCTACACGTTGCCGGCGTCTCCCGGGTCGAGCTGGTTGGATGGCAGGACCTGGCCCCGACCAAGGCCCAGGCGGCATTCTGTACGGGCTACACCGTGACGCTGGCGGGCTGATATGAAAAGCCTACTGCCGATCAACAGCACGCAACTGGAACGGGCCATGGAGGCTACGTTTTTTGAGAAAACGATTGCCCCGCTGCGCGACCTCTACAACGCCGATACCTGCCCGGTTCATTTGTTGCCGCATCTGGCGTGGGCCTGGTCGGTGGATCGTTGGGATTACCGATGGACTGAAGCGACCAAGCGCGCCGCCATCAAGGCCTCTTATTACATCCATGCCCACAAAGGGACCATCGGCGCATTGCGCCGTGTGGTCGAGCCCTTGGGCTACCTGATCGAGATTATCGAGTGGTTCAAGATGGTGCCGGAAGGCATCCCTGGCACCTTCGCATTGAAAGTTGGCGTACTCGACACCGGTATCACTGAGGAAATGTATCAGGAGCTGGAGCGGTTGATTGATGACGCCAAGCCTGTCAGTCGGCACCTGACGGGGCTGGCTATCAGCCTCGAAACTACTGGCCCGATAAACATTTTTGCAAGTGCATACGACGGGGACGAGATCGATGTTTATCCGCCGGTACTTCGGGATGTTGAATCAAGCGGTTTTATCGGGGGAGGCGGGCGTGAGCATTCCATTGACGAGTTGGAGGTTCACCCACCGTCGCCGGCCCCTATTTCGATTGATTGTTATATCGGTGTTCCTGGCCGCGAACATTCCATAGACCTTTTGGACGTATACCCATGATTGATGCTAATTCGCAGTTCTTCGCCATCCTGACGGCTGTTGGTGAGGCCAAGCAGGTCAAAGCCGATGCAGGGCAAATGACTTGGAAACTTACTCACATGGCCGTAGGGGATGCAAACGACACTAACCCGATACCGGACCGCTTGCAGAAGTCATTGATTAATGAGCGCCGGCGGGCGCCATTGAACTCGCTGGGACCTGATCCAATTAACCCAGGAATCCTAGTAGCCGAACAGGTTATTCCGGCTGACGAAGGCGGGTTCTGGATTCGCGAAATGGGCCTGTTCGATTCGGACGGGGATCTGGTCGCGGTGGCCAACTGCGCGCCGAGCTATAAGTCGAAATTGTCACAAGGCTCTGGCCGCACGCAAATCCTGCGTATGAACTTTATCGTCAAAAGCTCGACGAATGTGGTTTTGCAAATTGACCCATCAGTTGTACTGGCCACACGTAAGTTTGTGGAAGACTCGGTGCTTAATGCAGTCAACGCGCTAGACCACAAGGCTTCTGTGCTGGTCGCCACTACAGCACCAATTGTGCTGGCGGGTGTGCAGACCATTGATGGTTTGGTTGCTCCGGCGGGTTCTCGGGTGTTGGTGAAAAACCAAGCTAAAGCGGCAGAAAATGGCCTTTATTTGGTCTCGGCTGAAAGCTGGGTGCGTACCGCTGATGCGGACAACGGCACGAAGGTAACGCCAGGCATGCAAGTGATTGTCGAGCGGGGGGCTGTGAACGCCGATACGTTGTGGCTGTTGGCAACGGATGGCGTGATTACCCTCGGCACAACGTCTTTGTCGTTCGTGCAGCGCGGCTCTCAAGGTAGCTATGCCGGGCAAACGAACTACACCGGCGACACAGCTTTAACTGCGGCAGATGTTGGGAAATTAGTTAACTTTTCGCAACAGTCGACAGTAGCTTTGCCCCAGGCCTCAAGCGTTGCGGCTGGGTCATTGATCACTATCGGCAGTTCATTGTCTGGCGGCGTTTGGGTGGTCCCAGCTGCGGGCGACACGCTAACTAATATGCTGACTGACCCAGGGCCGTTTTTTATCCAAGTCGGCTCACTTGGCAAATTCCGCCGGCTGTTAGGGGCGGGCGGCTGGAGTTTTGACGGTGGGGATGCAGTGCTTAAGTATTCGCCCGGTTTCGCCGCGCGTCTTGAGGGTAACGGCTACCAAAAGTTGCCATCCGGTCATATTGAGCAATGGGGCATCGTTCCACCTATCCCGGCTGGTGGTTCGGTGCTGATCAATTATCCGATTAAATTCCCGAATGGCCCGCTGGCTATTGTGGCGGGGGCGGGTGCTTCGCAGGCCGGTAGTCCTGGGATCAATTCATACAATGAATCTGCCGGACAGGTGAGGTTCTGGAATTCGTCACTTACCGTTGCTACGCAAGCAAGCACCTATTTTGCGAAGGGCATTTAGGATTTTCAGAGGGGGGATTTATGTTCGCTTCAAAACAAACCGGCTTTTTTTACGATCCTGCGTTTAACGATGAGATTCCCAAGGACGCGGTGGAAATCTCCCCTGAGGTGCATGCTGAACTGCTGGCGGGGCAAGGCGAAGGCAAGGTAATAGGTTGGGGTGATAATGGCGTCCCGTGCCTCGTACCTGCGCCAGGGTCGTCTCCCGAACAACTGGCAATGGTTGAGCGAGCTTGGCGTGACGTGCAGCTCACCGGGACAGATAGCGTTGTGACGCGCCACCGCGACGAGCTGGAGGAGGGTTCTCCGACTTCCCTTACTGCTGAGCAATATGTTGAGCTACAAGCCTATCGACGACAACTGCGTGATTGGCCGGAAGTCGGCGAGTTTCCTTTGAGCGAACATCGCCCGCAAGCGCCGGCCTGGCTTTCGGAGTCAACTCAATAAACGCCCTGCACTGACGGGGCGTTTTCTTTTCCGTTACGCGTAACACGAACAACCCACGGCCTCGCTCATGCGGGGCTTTTTCGTTTCTGGAGATCGAACCTTATGAGTTTCTTTCACGGCGTTACCACGTCCGACATCAAGACCGGCGCGCGCACTATTTCGTTGCCGTCGTCTTCCATTATCGGACTGTGCGACACCTTCACTCCAGGTGGCCTGGATGGGGGCACGGCCAAGGCGGGTGAGTTGAAATTAATCACCACTGAGCGCGAAGCCATTGTCGCTTTCGGTCCAAACTCGGCAATCACCAAGGCTTGTAAAGCAATCTACACCAAGGCCAAGGCGGTGATCGTCGCCATTGGCGTGCCGAAGCTGGAAGACGCGGCGCTGCAAACCTCGGCGATTATCGGCGGCGTTTTAGCTTCGGGTCAGCGCACCGGCCTGCAGGCGTTGCTGGACGGCAAAAGCCTGTTCAACGCGCAGCCGCGGTTGTTGATCGCGCCGGGTCATACCGCCACGCAAGCAGTGGCAACCGCGCTCGATAGCTTGGCGCAGAAGCTGCGGGCTATCGGCATCCTTGATGGTCCTGGCACCACGGATGAGGCGGCGATGCTCTATGCCGAAAACTTCGGCAGTCGCAACCTGTTCATGGTTGACCCGGGTGTTCAGTACTGGGACACCGATCTCAGCAAGACGGTTGATGCGCCGGGCTCGGCCTGGGCCGCAGGCTTGTTCGCCTGGACCGATGCCGAATATGGCTTCTGGGCCTCGCCGTCGAACAAGGAGTTCACCGGTATCACCGGCACGACCCTGGCTGTCGAGTACCTGGACGGCGATGAGACGTGCCGGGCCAACCTGCTGAACAACGCCAATATCGCGACGATCATCCGCGACGACGGCTATCGCTTGTGGGGCAACCGTACGTTGTCGAGCGATCCGAAATGGGCGTTCGTTACGCGCGTTCGCACACTGTTCATCCTCATGGATGCGGTGCAGGCCGGCCACAAGTGGGCGGTAGACCGCTCGATCACCAAGACCTACGTCAAGGATGTAACTGACGGCCTGGACGCTTTCATGCGCGACCTGAAAGCCCAGGGCGCGATTATCAATTTTGAGGTGTTCCCGGACACCGAACTGAACACGGCCAGCCAGATCGCCCTGGGCAAAGTTTATTGGCGCATCCGCTTCACCGACGTGCCGCCGGCAGAAAACCCGAATTTCCTTTTCGAAGTCACCGATCAGTGGATGACCGAAGTTCTTGAAGCAGCCTAAGGGGCCAAGCAAATGATTCCTCAAACTTTGTACAACACGAACCTGTTTGTCGACGGCGTGAACTTTGCCGGTGACGTGCCCAGTTTGACCCTGCCCAAGCTGACGATTAAGACCGACGAGTATCGCGGCGGCGGCATGGCCGGTGCCATTGAGATGGCCCAGGGCCTGGAAAAAATGGAGCCGTCATTTGTCACCAGAGGCGTGCGTCGTGAGTCGTTGAAACACTTTGGCTTGGCCGATGGTACAGCCTTCAACGCGACGTTCCGTGGTGCCTTCAGGGGCCAGAAGGGAGCAGTGACGGCCGTAGTTGCCACCATTCGCGGTTTGCTCAAAGAGGTCGACCTGGGCGACTGGAAGGCCGGTGATTCGGCGGAGATCAAGCACGCAATTGCGGCGTCCTATTACAAGCTCGAAATCGACGGCCGCGTCATGTACGAAATCGACATGGTCGCAGGTGTTCAAGTCGTCGACGGTAAAGACCAACTCGCTGACATTCGCGCCGCACTCGGCCTCTAAGGGAAAAGATCCAGATGAATCAAGCAAACACTAAGAAGGTGCCGGCCTGGTTGTCGCTCAGTGCGCTCGCTGCTGTCGTGACGCTCACGCGGCCAAGCAATGCCAACGGCGTGCTGGTTGAGACGCTCACCTTGCGTGCCCCAATCGTGCGCGAAGTGCGGGCAGCCGACATGGCGTCGAATGGCGATGAGGAGCAGCGTGAGCTGATGTTGTTCGCCGGACTGGCTGAGGTCGGTGTTAAGGATCTCGAAGGTCTCAAGCTGACGGACTATCGTCGTGTTCAAGCCGCGTATTCGCACCTGGTTCCCGAAACCGACTACACGGATGTGATGCCGCCGTGGTTGTCGGTGACCACCGATCAGGCCGTGGTGACGCTTTCCTGTCCAAGTGAAATCAACGGCGTCTCGGTCGATAAATTACCCCTGCGCTCCCCGACAGTGGGCGATGTGCGTGCGGCAAATCGTGACGCTGCCGGTGATGCCGAGCAGCGTGAGCTGGTGTTGTTTGCCGCGCTCGCCGGAGCACCTATCGCAGATCTGGAGGGCCTGAAGCTGGTTGATTTTAACCGCCTGCAGGCCGGCTATTTTCGCATGGACCAAGACGACGGGGTTTGATCCTGCCGTCATAAAAATGGCCGCGAAACGTCTGGCAGCGGAAACTGGATTTTCCGCTGCCGAGATTCTGTCGATGCCGTTTGCAGAAATGGTGTGGTGGCTCACGGACTGAGCCGCCTCCGATAAAACTATGCAAATGAGGGCCATGACATGGCGAACAAAATCGCCCTCGGGCTGGTGATCGGCGGCGCCGTCAGTTCGACCGTCGGTGCTGCGTTTAAAGATGTAACAGGGCGCATCAAGCGTCTTGAGGCGGAAGGCAACAAGGCACGTGTTCTACAGCGCACTATCGGCGACACCATTCGCTTGCGTGATGAATGGAAGAAAGCCCATGACAGCGGCTCTGAGGGTGCATCCAAGCTGTTGGGGAGGCTGAACTCCAATCTCGACAGTTTGAAAAAGCAGGGCATCGAGGTCGGCCGGCTGGAAAAAGCCTATCGTTCCATGGGACAGACCGCCAACAAAGCCGAGCTTAAGGCCCGGGGGCATCAGCAACTGGATGCTGGTAAGAACAGCATGAAAAGCACCGTCGGCGCCGCTGTTGTTGGTGTCGGCATGCTGGCTGTACCGACCAAGGTCAGCGCGGATTTTGGGGCCATTGTTCGTGACATCGCGATCAAGGCCGGTATTGCCAACAAGCCGCAAGAAAAGGAGATGTCGCGCAAGATTATCGACACCTCGCGCGACACCGGTATGGCGCGTAACGCTGTAGCCGACGTCGTTAACCAGTTGGTCGGTGCCGGCATGGAGTTGAGCAAGGCCCTGGAATATGCACCGGTCGCGGCCAAGTTTGTTGTGGGCCAAGGATCGAACGGTGTCGACACGGCGAAAATGATCAACGCCCTGGGGCAAAACGCCAAGATCACCGACCCTAAGCAGATGCAGCAGGCCCTGGAGGCGATTGCCTACCAAGGGCAGGCGGGCAGCTTTGAAGCGGCGGACATGGCCAAGTGGTTTCCTGAGCTGTTGGCGAACATGGGCAGCCTAGGCATCACCGGCATGGATGCGGTGACGCAGTTGGGTGCCATGCTGCAGGTCCAGATGAAGTCTGCCGGCGGCGCCGATGAGGCGGCAAACAACCTCAAAAACTGGATGAGCAAAATCGGCTCAGGCGATACCGTCAAGTCGTATGCAAAGGCCGGTATCGACTATAAGGGCTCGATGCAGACCGGTTTGCAGAACGGAATGTCTACGCTGGAAACCAGTATGGCGTTGGCGCAGAAGTATATTCAAGCCACCGATCCTAAGCGTGCGGCGGCAATGGCCGAGGCCACGGCGAAAATCAGCAAGGAGTCCGACCCGGAGAAAGCCAAGGCCATGATGGCCTCGCTGGAGGAATCGTTGCGCACTGGCGACCTGTTTGCTGACATGCAGGTGAAGGCCGCGCTTTCTGCCTATATGCAGAACAAGGCGTTGTACAGCCAGCTCAAAAACGATTCGCGTGATGCCACGGGAATTCTCGATAAAAACCTGAGCGAGCGACGCGAGGCGTCTTCGCAGAAGTGGGCCGAAATGGCTCAGTCGATGGATGACGCGATGCGGAGCGTCGGGGATGCTCTGCGTCCGGTCACGGACACTGTGGCTGAAGCGTTGACCAAAGTCACCAAGGGTATTACCTCGCTCTCAGACAGCGCGCCCGGGGTGGTGACGGGCATCGCGGCTGTGGGTGGCGGTCTTGTCGCGCTAAAGGGGCTGCGTAGTTCGTTCAAAATCGCTAAGGGGTTGCTCAACGTCGCGCGGGGTTCGTTGGGTGGCAAGGCCGGCGAAGTGCAAAAAGTCTTTGTGACGAACTCCCCGGATGGGGGCGGCGGTGATGGCAAGGTCAGCGAGCCCAAGGGGAAGGCCGGTAAAGCCCTTTCTTTGGTCGAGTCCGGGCTCAAGGCTGTGGCCGCTCTCAAGGGTGATTCAGATGATGTCGAGGGTAAGGATGATAAGAAACCCGGCAAGTTGGATATTGTCGCGACAGGTCTAAAAGTTGTTTCTCTGGCAAAAGAGGCAGTGTCGGGTAATGAAGAGGCCGGCAAGGTTGGCGATTCGGCAGCGGGCGGCGCTGATGTTCAAAAGGTTTTCGTGGTCAATGCAAGCGCTATGGGTGGGTCGAATGGAGGTATAGGCGAACTGCGTCGACGTGGTCGCGGCTCAAGGCGTAATCCTTCGCGCCGTCGGCCAACATCGCCTCGTGCGGGTAGTTCGCCGCGACCTCGGGTACGGGCGCCGCGCCTGTCAGTGCCACGGTTTCCAGTTCCGGCCCCGCGTCCGCCACTGGTGCGCTCGCCTACACCTAGCTCGCGTCCGCCAGTGTCACGGCTGTCGGTACCCGCCACGCGTCCGTCAATGCCACGGCCGCCGGTTGCGGTTCCGAGTTCATCCGTGGCCCGGCCTCCTGTGCCCGGCCCGCGTCCACAAATGTCGCGCCCCCCGGTACTGACTCCAAGTCCGCCAGTGCCACGGCCTCCGGTGCTGATCCCACGGCCGCCGCTTCCACCAGTTACGGTTCCCAGCGGGGCGTTAGCTAAATTGGGTGGAGTGGTGCAAGCGGTCGGTAAGATCGGCAAAGCCGCCAAGATGATACCTGGCGGCTCGCTGATGGAGGCCGGCGCCATGGCCTTCGATACCTATGAGAACGCCAAGACCAAGGACGAAAAGGCCGAGGGTTATGGCGCTGCCGCCGGCAATCTTGCCGGCACCATGGCCGGGGCTGCTGCCGGGGCTGCTATCGGCTCAGTGGTGCCGATTATTGGCACCGCCATTGGCGGGCTTGTAGGCGCTTACTTGGGCAGCATGGGTGGTTCGGCGCTGGGCGGCGCTGCAGGTAAGTCGTGGTTTGGAGGTGAGGATGAAAAGCCCGCGCCTCCGGTAACGCCGTTGCTGATGGCGCCTCGGCCGGGGCCAGCCATTCCAAGCTTGGCGACCATGGGCAAGTCATTCAATGGCGCGAACGGTTCAGGTGCGCTGCTATTGGCACCTGCGCCGCAATCGCAGGTGTTGGGTGACGTGGCGCGCTCTATGGCGGTGTCCGCACCGACCAAACCGGCGGCAATGGCCATTCAGCCCAAAGAACCAGAGAAGCCCGTGCCGGCCAAAGTGGATCAGAAGTTTGAGTACTCGCTGACGGTGCCGATCACGGTGCAAGGGGATGTGAAAGACCCGCAACGCTTGGCGCAGGACCTCATGCCGCATATGCGGTTAATGATGGCTGATGCGGCGAAACAAAACGCCGCGAAGCTGTACGACGAACCGCACCTGTAAGGAGTCCCTATGGCTTATATGGAACAGATGCAGTCGGGCCTCAAGTACCTGGTTGAAGCGGGGGAGGCTGGCAGACGTAGTGCCGACGGCATGCTTGGGCCTGTCAACGGAGCGATCAGGGAGTTAACCGGCGCGGCGGCGGAGCTGGAGAATATCCCGTTTGTGGGGCCGACTGTCGGGGCCAAGCTGCAGAGGATGATGCGCGGCGTGGATGCAGCGCAGGCCAAGGTCGGCCAGGTGGTGGCCGTGTACGGCCGCGCGACACGGGCGGCCACCGAAGTGCAGGAGCGGATGGGCGCCCTGAAAGAACAGGCGGGTAGGGCGGCGACGGCGATCAACAACATCGCCGGCAAGGTCAGCCCGTCGTTGGCGAACATCGTGCCCACCAGTTCCTTTGCGACTGATGCAACGCCGGCACCGGAAGCGGTGAAACCGTTCCCGCATTTGCTGATCATCCAGCCCCGTGACCCCAAGGTTCAGCCGTACTACTTCAACCTGGACACGGCCGCATTCGACGAGCTGAGCCGCTCGACCGAATTCCGCTGGGCTTCTCAAGAGCGACTGTCGCGGCGCCCAGCGCCGCAGGCCGTGGGCATAGGCGAGGAAAAACTCACTCTCAAGGGGACGATTTACCCAGGCTTCAAGGGCGGCCTCAAGCAGCTCGACACTTTGCGCACCATCGGCGGCAGATTACAGCCACTGACCTTGACCACGGGTTATGGCGAAGTGATCGGGACTTGGTGCCTGAAGTCCATCAACGAGGAGCAAGGCGCGCTTCTGCACGGCGGGATTCCCCGTAAACAAGGGTTCACTCTGGAGTTTGCACGCTATGGCGACGACATGCAGAACGTCTGACGGAGACATGCTAGATGTCATTTGTCATAACGTTTACGGCCATCTAAACGGCAGCGTTGAGGCGGTGCTTGATGCCAATCAAGGGTTGGCAGACGAGCCCCAGCCTTACCGCACTGGGGTGGTGATCGTTTTGCCGGATCTGCCAAGCCCGACTGAGGAAGGGATTAGTTTGTGGGATTGAACCCGAACCACACCGCCAGGATCCCGTTGCGTTACGCGTAACGGCACTTTGTGTACGGCCCGCCTTGTGCGGGTATTTTTTTGGAACAAATCCATGACTCCCACTTTTCGAATCGTTGCCGATGGTGCCGATATTACCGCCAAGATTAATGATCGACTGTTGCTGCTGCGGACTTCTGACAAGCCAGGTATGAATTCCGACGAGTTTGAATTGCGTATTGATGACCGTGAGGGCCAGGTGCAGCTGCCCCGGCGGGGTAGCTCAATCGAGATTTACCTGGGTTACGCCGAGACGTCTCTGATGCGCCTTGGGCGTTACGCAGTGGACACGGTCGAAGTGTCCGGCCCGCCGGATACGATTGTGATCAAGGGGAAGGCCAGCGACATGCGCGGCAGTGGCAAGACTATCCGTAGTGGAAGCTGGGAGGACGTGCCGCTGTCGAAAATCGTGGCCGACATCGCCGCGCGCAATGGTTGGCAGGCGGTGTGTCCGGTGGCAACGAAGGTCGCCCGGGTGGATCAACTCAACGAGTCCGACTTTAATTTCATCACGCGCCTGGCTAAGCAATACGACTGCACGGCCAAGGTGGCCGACGGCAAGCTGTTGGTGATGCCGCGTCAGGGTAGCCAGACTGCCAGCGGCAAGACGTTTGGCGCGATCACACTGACGAAAAGCGACCTCAGTCGATGGCAATTCAGCCTTGGGGATCGCAACTCTCACAAGGCGGTGGCGACCAAGCATCAGAATAAGAAGGACGGCAAGCTGTCGGTGGTCACCGTTGACAACAACGACGCCTCAGATGGATTGCCGGCGGTGCATACAGACCGGCATATCTACCCGAACAAGACCGCTGCCGAGGCTGCCGCCAAAGCTCGGTTGGCGGCGTTCAATCGCTCGACCGCCGATGTGCGCTTTGAGATGCCTGGCCGCACAGACATTTTTGCCGAACGTCTGATCAACGCCCAGGGCTTCAAGGGCGGTCTAGATGGTGAGTACCTGGCGGACTCGGTCGAGCAGGTGTTCACCCAATCCGGCTGGTCGACCACGGTGGAATGCAATGCCGGTAAACAAGGTAAATCCAAAGACAAGAAAAAGAAGGAAAAGAAGCCGCTCAAAGTAGTGAGCGTCGAGAAGCAGTAGTGCATCCCATCGCCGCCAGAGTGCGGTTTTTTTATGTCTGGAGTTTTTATGTCTGTTACCGAGCAACAGCTGCAACGCATCATGCCGAACGCCCGCCGCCAAGCGGGCGTTTTTGTATCTGCTCTGAACGCGGCAATGGAGCGTCGGCAGATCAGCACACCGAAGCGCCAAGCGGCGTTCCTGGCGCAGGTCGGCCACGAGTCGGGGCAACTGCAGTACGTCCGCGAACTGGGCGGCGATCAGTACCTGAGCAAATACGACACCGGCAACCTGGCTGCGAAACTTGGCAATACCCTGGAGCCCGACGGTGATGGCCAACGCTATCGTGGTCGCGGCCTGATCCAGGTCACCGGCCACGACAACTATCTGCGCTGCAGCCTGGCACTATTCGGCGATGAGCGATTGCTGCGCACGCCCGAGTTGCTGGAGCTGCCGCAGTGGGCCGCAGAGTCTGCCGCATGGTTCTGGTCGGTAAACGGGTTGAATGCGCTCGCGGATCAGGATCAGTTCAACACCATCACCCGCCGAATCAATGGCGGCCTTAACGGTCTGGAAGATCGCCTGCAACTTTGGGCCAGGGCGAGGGCGGTGTTATGCGTCTCCTCAATCTGATCCCTGCGCAGTTCCGAATTGCGGCCATGGGCCTGGTGCTGGTGCTCCTGGCTGCTGGATCTGCTGCATTGGCCTGGACCGCACAAGGTTGGCGTTACGGCCAGCAGTTGGAACGCCAGGCCCGACTCCATGCCGACACCCTCACCGAGATATCCCTGGCCGGCGCTGCCCTGCAGCGCAAAGAGCAGGATAAGCGCCTCGCCCTGGAGCGGCGCCTGCGGGACAAAGACGAAACCCACCACCAGGAATTGACCGATGAACAAACCAAGCAGGCTCGCCTGCGTGATCGCCTGGCTACTGCTAATTTGCGGCTGTCAGTCGTACTCGCCACCACCGACGCCACCGGCAACTGTTCAATGCCAACCACCACCGCCACCGGCTGCGTGGTTCATGGCCCCACAAGAGTCGAACTTGACCCTGCGCATGCTCAACGAATTATCGGCATCACCGATTCCGGCGACCAAGGATTGATCGCCCTGCGGGCCTGTCAGGCTTACGCAAAAGAAGTTTCTACACTGAAGTAAAAGGAGCGGCCCAGCAGGATGCGTCAACATCCAACCCGGCCACCTTACCCGCAGATCGTCCCTGCAAGTCCAGCCAAGGCTCCTGCTTCGTGCACAAAGCGAAGCGAGCCTAGCACTGTTTATCCATACAGCAAAGGTCTTGCTTTCTATGTCTACACCCATCATCCCTTGGATGGGCGGCAAACGCCGTCTGGCCGACCGCCTTATCCCGCTCTTCCCACCCCACGAATGCTACGTCGAAGTCTTCGCCGGCGGCGCCGCGCTCTACTTCATGCGTCCCCAGGCCGCGCCCGTTGAAGTCCTCAACGATATTAATGGCGACCTGGTGACGCTGTACCGCGTCGTGCAGAACCATCTGGAAGAGTTCGTGCGCCAGTTCAAATGGGCGCTCAGCTCCCGGCAGGTGTTCGAGTGGCAGAAGATGACCCGCCCTGAAACCCTCACCGATATCCAGCGTGCCGCCCGTTTTTTCTACCTTCAGCACCATGCCTTTGCCGGCAAGGTGACCGGGCAGACGTTTGGTACCGCGACCACAGGGCCAGCTATCAACCTGCTGCGGATCGAGGAAAACCTCTCGGCCGCCTGGCAGCGTCTGTCTGGTACCTACGTTGAAAACCTTCCTTGGCTCGAATGCGCAGAACGTTACGACCGTGCCCACACGTTCCACTACATGGACCCACCTTACTGGCAGACCGCCGGCTATGGCGTGGACTTCCCGTTCAAGAACTACGAGCGCATGGCCGAGTTCATGCGACGCTGCAAAGGCAAGGTGATGATCAGCATCAACGATCACCCTGATATCCGGCGGGTGTTTGAGGGGTTTCACTTTGAGATGGTGGACATTCGGTACACCACATCGAACCAGCGACAAGGAAAGGGTGAGGTTAGCGGTGAACTGGTGATCATGAACTGGGAGCCAGCCGCATTGGGGGGGCTGTTCTGATAGCATCACACATACTTGGGTGGCACCGGCAGCAGTAAGTCAGCCCCCCGGTTATTCAAACTCCCCACTGCTTTGCCAACGGCATACCACTCAAAGTCCTCCACAGGCTGGCAACATTCCTCTGCTATTTCCTCGGCTCGGGCTGGAGTAAGGTCGGGGTCGATCCATTCCCTGGCGTATCTAGGTGTCAGCACCAACGGCTTGCGGTCGTGGATGTCCACCATGCCCTGGTCACTGGCGGCGGTGATGATGACGAACCCATCGCCGTCCTGGGGATGCAGGCCTGGATGCACCTGGGCTAGTGCGCCAAAGAACATGGGTTTCTGACTCTTCAGGCAAATGAAGTAGGGCTGCTTTCTCTTCTGATCGTCAGGGTCTTTGACCCATTCAAACCACCCTTCACTCGGCACCAGGGCTCGGCCATTTGGCCAGAGTTGCTTGAAGAACTTTCCCGTGGTGACCGTCTCTACGCGTGCGTTGATCGGATCGGGGCGCTTGCCCTTGGCCCAGAACGGCGTCCATCCCCATTTGACCGCAGCGATATGCAGCCCATCCTTAGCAGCGTGCAGTAACTGCACCCGTGTCGACGGTGCGACGTTGTAGCGATCAATAGGCTGAGCGTCGTAGCCGCTGAACAGCTCTATCTGGGGGCTCAGTTCTTCAATGAAAACCGCCATCCCTTCGTACTGCACGAATCGCCCGCACATACGCACCTCTCCGCCTGTCGAAATCCCCTACAGAAAAATTGACCGCAAGCGTCCTACAAAGTTAACTGTACATTCGTACAGTATCTATAAAAGGCCGCATCATGAGCTTCACCATTCTAGGTCCTATCGCTGAGGTAGGCGCGAAGCTGCCTATGTGTTCGTTCCAAGTTCCGGCTGGCTTTCCTTCGCCAGCAGCGGATCACATTGAGCAGCACATCTCATTGGATGAGGTCCTGAATATCCGCGCACCACATGTTTACCTGGTAGCCATCACGGGAGAAAGCATGCAGGGGATTGGTATCTTCGAAGGCGATCTCGCGGTGGTTGATCGTGCCATTGAGCCCGCGCACGGGCACGTGGTGGTGGCTTTGCTGAACAATGAGCCCGTCTGCAAGCGCCTATGTAAGCGCGGCCGGGATGTTGTCCTTCTTTCAGAAAACTCCAAATACCCGGCGCGGCACGTTCTTGAAGGGGATGAGTTGTCAATTTGGGGTGTGATCACTAGCACAGTGCGCAGCCATGTCTAAGCGGCAATCGACCTTTGCGCTCGTTGACTGCAACAGCTTCTATGCTAGTTGCGAGCGGGTATTCCGGCCGGATTTGGCGAAGGTGCCCATCGTGGTGCTGAGCAACAACGACGGCTGTGTCATCGCGCGCAGTTACGACGCGAAGCCTTTCATCAAGATGGGCGAGCCGTATTTCCAGATCAAGCACAAGCTCAAGCAGCACGGCATTGTGCCGTTCTCCTCCAACTACGCATTTTACGGCGACATGAGCGAGCGCGTGATGAGTCTGATCGAGTCATTGGTGCCAGCAGTTGAGGTGTACAGCATTGATGAGGCGTTCGCTGACTTGACTGGCATTGTTGGGTTGGATGCTTTGGGTCGCCAGATTCGGGCTCAGGTGCTTCGCTGTACGGGTATTCCTGTCGGTGTTGGTATCGCTCACACCAAGACTCTGGCGAAGCTGGCGAACCACACGGCGAAACGTCTTCAGGCGCAGACGGGTGGTGTGGTCAACATTACCGATCCAATTAAACGCGATTGGGTGCTGCGCAATACAGACGTGGCAGAGGTATGGGGCGTTGGCCGCAAGATGAAACTGCACCTGGATGCCTTGGGCATAAAATCCGCTATGGATTTGGCAAGGGCGGACCCGTGGGCGCTTCGCAAGAAGTTCAGCGTTGTGATCGAGAAGACGGCCAGGGAGCTGGGCGGCACCTCTTGTCTGGAACTGGACGAGCCTGATCCTCCAAAGCAGGAAATCTGCTGCAGCCGGATGTTCGGCATGAGGCTAACCGAGTTGGCACCCATCAGAGAGGCAGTGGCCACCTACATGATACGGGCCTCGGAAAAGCTCCGTGCTCAGAATTCGCTCTGCAAGAAGGTCCGTGTGTGCATCCGCACCGGTATGTTCAACCCGGACGAAGCTAAGTATGCGAATGGGGTAGTAGTGGACATGCCGTATCCAACCGATGATGTTCGCCTACTCACCAAGGCTGCCGTAGACGCACTGGACCGGATATTCCGGCCTGGATTCAAGTACAGCAAGGCCGAAGTGCTGCTGCTCAACCTATGCCAGCCTGGCGAGTACACCGATGATCTTTTCGCACTTTCGCAGCCGGCAGAGTCCACCCGGGTAATGACGGTCTTGGACCAGATTAACGGCCGGTGGGGGCGAGGCACCCTTCGAGCTGCAAGCGTGCCAGCTAACCCTGACTGGGGTATGCGTCGCGAGATGATGAGTCAAAGCTACACAACCAAGCTCGATCAGCTTTGGTCGGTAGCCTGTAAATAACTGCTGCTTTCGGCCAAAAGCGGATACTCCATCTGCCGAGTATCCGAATCTAATCGCCGGAAAATGCGTCCCACCATCCAATCAACAAGCCCCCTAACATGCGAACTCAAGCGTGTAGGCAGGGGATAGATAATCGATATTGGAATGAGGGTGTTGGGTTGTTTTTTTAGTAGAGGTACTAAAGCCCCTGACGCCAGGAACTCGCTCCCACCGACTCATGCGTGCGGCGCATCCGAAGAATGTTGACTTTCAGTCCAACGAGCCCCGCACTGTGATAGGCGGAGACGTCGAAGCGAGAAATGCGCTCTTCCCCCCTTCACCTAAATTGCAAAGGCCAGACCTCATTGTTTGAGGCGCTGAAATAACCGAGGAGATGATAGTTTTCAAGGTCGGCCTGGGCCTAGGCTAAGAGGTTACTACCTCTTCGCCTAGGCCCAGGCCCAGTGCCCAAAGACAGTGTTATAGAACTTTCACCGCCCATGCTCTTGGGCCATCGTAGCTAAAGCCCAAATAGCAACTCACGCGGACGTTCTCGGAGCGACCACGGTCTAACCCGAGCGGTCCTGGAACAAAGAAAGCTCTAATACCTCCTGCAAGCTCAATTTCTCCGGCTTGAGGACCAGTTATTGATAAGACTGATCCCTCCACTCGCTCAAGGTCCATAGCATCTGACCAGAAATCGATTTTTCTATCCCACTCCCCAAGTTGATCTGTGTGGGTTATTCTTTTCAAGCCCACACCACTTGAAAGCCATTCAAAGCTCAGCTTTCTGCTGCGCCTCAAGCGACTTATATTTCGGCATTCCTCTAGTTCTTTTTGATATTTCTCAAAAGCTAGAATTGACCCGTCCAATGCCTGGATGGCGTAGAGCACAGAAAGATAATAAGGGGCATCACTACTCGATTGAATGCTTTTCCAATATGCGACTTTTTCAATTGCTGAATCTACACTCGGAGGAGCGTTCAAAAAGCGTGACGCCTGAATCCATAACCTAACGTTAGCATCATTTCCCGGTTCTTCCGATAAATTTTCATCTAGCAAAGTTACGCAGCGTTCTATCTCTTTATTGCTCAGGTTTTCCCACTTTCTGCCTCGTCGGGCCAAGTAAGTCCAGACAATCTGCCGGCGGATCGGGGGCGCATAAATGCCGCTTCTTTCAGGATTGTCTAGCAGGCTCTGCCAGCGTTGCAGTGCTATTTCGTGAGAGCCATAGAGCCTATCTAGTTCAGCTCGACATACTTCCTCATAGTCACTTGAATTGCTACGGGTGTTCATCCTACGGACAGTAGAGAGAAAGGTTTCTGCGCGTTCGAAAGCTTCTTTGAGCCATTTATTTTGGCTTTTACTAGACGCGTCCACTGGCGATAGTTTTTTTGCCTTGGCTGCGTACTCAAGAACCTTGATTATGAGCTGTACCTCACTAATATACTTGTGTTCATCGTCCGCACTAAGGTCTCTTGAGTGATCGAAGGATAAGGATGCCGCTGCAGCTGAGTCTAGGACTAAGTCCAAATCAAAAGAATTTTCAATTTTGTAGTAAGCCTCAGAGCGGTCGACCATGCCCTTCATGTGATGGAGCACTGAGTCGCCAGGCTCCAAATTGATAGCGGTTTCCAAAGAGTCTCTGGCCTCATCGAAACGTTGCAGTTGAAGTGAGTATAAGCGCCCAAGGTGGGCCCAATAATGAGGCTCGTTTGGAAACAGCCCGACAATATGATTCAGTAATCTCAACCTCCCTTCCGGCGTTGGGATGTCCATCACCAATTGTGAGAAATATCGTTCACCCGAACTTACTGTGCCCAGCAGATCGGAAGCGTTACGATAAAAGAAAGTCCTAGTCACTACCTCACTTAACTTATCGGTTGCGGTATTGTTAAGAGACCGACAAAATTCCACAAACTCGCAGGAAATGTCGACGAGTCCGCCTTTCCAAGTGCGGGAATCCGCACCATTTTTAGTGAGGTTCTGAACCAGTACTTCTTTTCCGATTTGGTAGTGCATCGGCCTCCACACTCCCGCACTCTCTTCTACGAGCAGCCCTATCGCCGCAGGAGATAAAGCTTTACGCAAATCAACTATTTTCGTTGCTGGCAGACTTAGAAAGCTTGAGAAATCTTGCGCATTGAGACTTTGTTGGCCGTAGACGTACGCAAGGCTAAAGTATGTGAGAATCTTTTTCTGACTTTCCGGAAGACTTTCTAGATGCCGGGCAACATAGGAATTTAGTCCGTCGAAATTTTCGTTAAATGCGGTCAGGCCATACAATAGTACCGTAGGGTTCTGCGATTGAGTTAAGTTCCTTAGCTCATCCGCTTTGTCCGGGCACACATTCGAAAATGCGATATTGAATCTGCCAGCCTCCATACTTTCGAGCTGGCTATCCACCTCGAACACTTGCTGAGCCTTCCTAGGCGGCCCATTTAAGCGTCGAAAAACCTGGAGAAAGACAGATGGGATCTGCCGAGAAGCGAGCAAGTCGCTTAACCCTTCGCTGTCCTTATCCGAAATTACCCCGCCTTCTCTCAATATTAGAATCGGATTCTCGGTTGCCTGATAGATTCGTTGGATTCTCTCAATCGTCTCTCTGGGCTTACAGTGATTGAGTACTATCGTTGGGAACTCTTCGTGGATATCCCAAAGTATCCTTCTGGCAAGTGTCGAGCCTCCAGCCCCAGGGTAATGAAATATATTTATCGTGGAAGACTTTCTTGACCGCAAATCACTTAAAACCAGTTTCTTGATCATCGAGGTCTTAATGCGATCAATATCTGCTCGCAGGTTAAGTCCTTCCCATGTTACTGGAAAGCCTTTTAGGAAAGCTGTTTTGTCATAGCTTAACTCTACCTGCCCTATGCCAAGGTGTACTAGCTCCAGATCCTCCTGCAACCAGTTATAATCTTGAGGGGGGATTATTTTTTTGATTCCATCTCTACCGGGCAGAAGTATAGAGTTTATTCCGCTCGCTTTTTTTGCGACGTCTAGTGAGGCCAGACCTTCGAAAAATTGTCCTGCACTCAGTTCTACGATTTCGGACTCGCTGCTCTCGGCGATAGCTTTTAGAGATTCGGCTTGATCCGTAATAATAACTTTTGTGACGCTGTCTCCAAGCAACTCAACAGCATCGTCTAAGCATCTCGATAAGTGCTTAGAAAGGGACAAATCGCTCCAAAGAGCAACTAGAACAACCGGTTCAGAGCTGCTTTTGGCGATAGTGCTAAATTTTTCCTTGAAATCTTGGGCGTAGACCGTCAACCACTCGTTCCAGTTCCTGCTTACACATGTGATATCACGGCCGGTCCTTCCGCGTGCAAAGTACCAGGTCGTGGATAGCTGTAGATTACCAGTCAACTGATCCCCTTTAGTTGCCACATGCACGCTCCGAGCGCTGGCAAGGCTTTCAATTCCCTTAATCGTACTGGAAGTTGCAGATGCTTCTACGTCGAAATCAACAATTAAGTTCCAGTCAACGCCGGATATATGTTCTAGATCCAAACTCGGCCTCTGATCTTCCTGGGCTAACAACAATATATATCGCTGCCTTTTGGAAGTTAGGTCTACTAGGTTTCGTAATCTATCCCAAGCTGATATTCCTTGATCACCGGTTCGGCCTTGTAGATATTCACCTGTTGAAAACCAATGATAAATTAACTTGCTCTCATCATGGTTTGCTTCATCATTCATCGTGCTTCGACGCCAATACACTGTTTTTGGTATCAGTGTTTTTTTATCGAGACTTTTGCTTTCGAGGATTACGAATGGTCCAACCATTGATTCCCTGTCCAGAATTTCGATGACCCCATATTGTTTTCCCTTATAGGAGACCTCAATATATCTAAACTTTGGAAACGGGTAGACCATGCCGTCAAGCTTTTGTTGTAGTGTGTTGTCATCTTCGTGCTCTTCTATGCCGAGAAGTTCACGCTCTCCGTTTGCTTTAGCTTTTACTCCAATGATGATATAAGCGGAGCCCAAGCGCGGAGTGTTCGCCATGCTGACGACGTCTTTAACAAATCTTGCACGCTTCCGGTGAACATCAAATGGGTCTAAACCATGAAACTTGTAGCTTTCAGATTTGAAGTCTAACGTATCCGACTCCGAGCGTCCGAGTAGTTCCTCAAAAGCATTTTCGTCCATGCGAGCAAAACCTAATTTTGTTGGCTTGATTACTCGTCCCTTGATGCAAATTACCGGGGCCCGGTATGTCGAGGTACGAAACTGTCTAAACTATGCCGGTTCCGCGCCTGGACAGCAAGCTGTGGCCAGCATAATAGATCCTGGGTAGATCACTCTCTTGCTATCTGCCAAGTTGAGCTTGACTAGTGGGGCGTGTTATACACTCGCAGTTACCTTCACTATTCTCATCACATAGCGAAGGGCTTTCTATGCTGAACGTAAGCATGCTGGATCCCGCAGTGTTGGAAACATTGTCAGTTTTGCTCGCGTCGATCCAGCCCCTCAGACGTGTTTCAAAGTCTAGCATCCCCCGTCAATTGCGTGCATTTAAGGTGGCGGCATGACCGCCTGGCCTGTCAGGAAGCGTTCTGAATATTTTAGTCTAGGCTCAGTAATTTAGAGTCTGATAGCGGTATAAGCGTGTAGTGCATTCCAAGAAAAACGCGCGTAACTCGTCGGAGTCACGGGCGCTTTTGAATGTGGCGGTGACGGAGAAATCCGAACTCTCATCACTTCAGGCGTCCATAGCGTCCGAATCAGCGCCCAAGCAATGACTGCTATTGGCCGAAAGCGGTCCGTTATGATTTTCAAATTGACCATCATCAGGCTTGCCCGACGCGACCGTGAACTCTGAGGGATGAAGGGGGGGCAAAAATGGGGCAAATCACACGCCAATCTATGCCATTTAATGCCTGTTATGAATTTAAGCAGTCTGCTGAACAGAGGCATTCTGACCAGCAACCACGGGACTTTGCCCTAAAGTTTTCCGCATACTCCTACACAATCGAGGTGTGCTTTGTCAGAGACGATTGGTTCGTAGCTTAGCCAGGCCCTGCTTGATGTGCCCAGCGTTTTCGCCGATCACGAATAGAGCACCGCGTACGTTGTTACCAACCTCATCCATGCCTTGCTTTTCGCTTTGGAGAGCAAACTCCATCAGAGCTGCTTCCAACGCGAGCTGATTCTCGTACATTCGTTCAAGCAAATCTTGAAGTGAGTATTCCCCTGCCATGTGTGTCACCCCGCCTAAAAGGGCTAAGCATAGCAGTGGCCCAGTAAATTGGTGCTTGCTTAAAAATTGGTACGAAAACGGCCGCTCAACGCCTCGAAAGCAGGACTAGCGCCAGTTTTGGGGAGGGCTACGTCCAATCCATCATCGGGCGGTGAGGACTTGGCTCCGAGACCGCGTATGCACTGCATGCTTGGCAGTATTGCGCTAACCTCCAGCTCTTAAAATTAAGGATGATCTTGATGAAGTTCTTCACCGTGGCCTTATCTCTGCTGCTAGTTGCGTGTCCAGTGTTTTCTTGCGACTGGAAAGTCAGCAAAACCACAGATCAGATGACCGACGTGGTCACGTGTGCTGTGACTTCCGCCAAAGCAAAAGTTTCATTTTATCGGCATGGAAAGGATCGTCCCAACGTCAACGACGGAAGTGCCTACAGCGAATCCAGCCTGAGAATCAGAATCGATGACAACAAGGTCATCTCGATGGGCGATAACGCGTATACGCGCCAAAAGGCTTTGGATGAGTTGCTGCCGCAGCTGAAATCCGGCACGCGTATCCGCACCTCTTTTGATGACTACCCTGAATACAGAGAAGGGGATGCGCCGTTGTGTAATCTCCAGAAGCTATTGGATGCTTGCTGAAAACTTAGGGAGGCCCTGTATGTTTTGGAAGAAAAAAGTGGCGGCGCTGACTGATGAACAGTTTTTATTCAGACGATTGCCGCCGCCAATGAGAGCGGCGATCAGCACATAGAGCGGACCTATCGTGTGCTGTTTCTCGCGCAGGATGCAGAGAAAATTCGTGTCAGTATGCAAAGCATTGCCGACAACTATAGCGACGGACTCAGCGATCTGACCCGAGGAGCCTGTCATCTTTTTCCGACGCCGTTGGCCGATGAAGTTGAAGGGCTGGAGCGTTTGGTCATTGACACTTTCGAGATGGTCGAGGGGGTGGCGGATACGGCTAAGGATCTAGTGATCAAGTTAAGTCGGCAGACACGACAATGA